CGGGCTCCAGCCAGACTAAGCTAGTCCGTAAATACGGCTACGACAGGGAGACTGTTATCTCTGTTCTGGCGGATTACGCTGACCATATGGGTAAGTTCCGGGAACTCAGTGGTAGGATCGCGGCGAAGAACTACCTGAACCTATCCAGCTTGGAGGAAGATTTAATAGATAAAGTTCGTGACCGAATGGAGAATGACCCCGAAATGGAGGTATCCTTCCGGGACTTGAAGGAACTATCAATAGCTAAGGCTAACTCAGCTAGAGAAGCTCTAACGGCCAGGGGAGAAGCTACGCAGATTACTGAGGAGCGCAAGGTGTATACTCAGGATGAATACGAGGCTACCATACAGGCGGCAAGGGACAGGATTGAGAAGGCTAAGATAATAGATGCGGAGGTAAAGGATGCCTAGTTCAATAATGGATGACAGCTATGACCCCATATATGAGCAAGTAAAGGGTATACTGGGCGAGCACTTCGAGCATTACTGCTTCATAGTAATGGATGATATGGGTGAAGTATTCTTTGATTACGACCACCTGCCAGCTGGGAGAATGCTTCTGAGCGAAGCTGGCGAGGAAATGCGGATTGATAACCCAGATATTGAGATTGAATGGGAATTCGAGGAACTGGATGAGGATGATGACGAGGAGTATTATTAATGCTTATAATAGAAATACTACAATTAGTTACTCTATCTGCACTCCTAGGTGTATGTGTATCTATGTTTGTTGATTACTACACGAAGTAATGCTCATTGATTTTACAAAGCACCCAATCCTCAAAGCCCCTACGGACGAGGAAATAATCCTTCTAGGTGAGGCTGACCCAAAGCTCCTGTCCGATTTGCACGAGGCTCACGAGGGGCGTATACGTGCAGCTGAAAGTGATCCCTTGCGTCACGGCTTTGATCTGCCTGGATGGGAGCGTATGCGAAATGCTATTGAGAAATACGATGAAGTAATTACCTTCGGTGGTAATAGAAGTGGCAAGACCACTGGATGTGCCAAGATGGTTATGCAGGCTGTTACCGAGAATCAGGACGGTCACGTTGTGTGCTTCAGTCAGAACGCGGATACATCCGTAAAGGTTCAACAAGCAGCTGTCTGGGAAATGATGCCCAAGGAGTTCAGAAGGAAGACAAAAGGGATTGAGGGCTATATTAATTTTAGTATGCAGAATGGGTTCACTGGCTCTAGTTTCATATTTCCTGATACTAGAACTAGGGTGGACTTCAAAACCTATACGCAGTTCAGTAACAATCAGACTATCCTTGAGGGATTCGAGTTCGGGTTCAAGAACGCCGAAAGACTTAACATAGGTGCCTGGCTGGATGAATACCTAGGGGATGCAGCACTGGTCAATACGTTACGTTTCCGTCTAGCTACACGGGACTCCAAGATGATTCTAGGGTTCACACCTATTGACGGATACACACCCTTTGTCTCCGAATACCTGAAGGGCGCGGAGACGCTGGAGACTAAGAACGCGGAGCTTCTGGGTAAAGATGTTCCCGTTCAGCAATACAGCCCTGAGCGCGATGCTGGGATTGTTTACCTGCATTCCGACGAGAATCCATTCGGGGGATATGATCGTATAGCTAAGGACTTGAAGAACTCCAGCGAGGATCAGATAATGGTTCGTGCCTACGGATTGCCTACGAAGTCAATGACTTCACTACTCCCTAACTTTACCCCTGAGCTGAATGTAGTAACAGATGAGCCCAACAAGCACGGAATTAAGTTCCCGGACAAGGATTCCTTGACTTGGTATCAGATAGTTGACCCCGCCTTTGCTCGTAACTACGTAGCAATCTGGGCTGGAGTATCAGAGGAGGATGAAATATTTATACGAAAGGAATGGCCAGACAGGAATACTTACGGGGAATGGGCGTTGTTCGGTGACCCCAAGTGGAGATACGGACCCGCTTCCAAGAAAATTGGTTACGATGTGGAAGGATACGTTGAGCTATTCAAAGAAATAGAGGATGACCTCGGGATTGATGTAATGGAACGCATAGGGGACTCAAGGTTCTTTGCTAAAGAAAACGAGAACAATGTTGATCTCTTTACTAGATTCTATGACTACGGTATGAGCTTCCTACCATCCGATGGTCAGACTGAGCAGATTGGTTGCACAGCACTGGATGAGTGGTTCACATACAATCCTAACTTTGATGTGGACGAAGCAAACAGACCACGGTGCTACGTGCACGAGGACTGCGGAAATTTAATAGAAAGTATAATTAATTATAATTCACAAGGTAAAGCCGACGAAGCCCTAAAGGATTTCTTTGATGCTCTTAGATATTTTAGGATGTCAAATGCTGGAATGGGTCCGGATTATTTTACAATAAACGAAATGCAAACAACAACTAGATCAAAAGGAGGATACTAATGCCTAAAAAAAGATTAATACAGATTGCAACCGAACAGGAGGTTGAGTTCGATGAAGCTATGCGAATAGCTGAGGAAAAACTACCAGAGGGTTCATTGACGGGAACAGGTAGGAACACTTGGATAACTGAAGAAGGCACGGCTATTCTTGAGGAATCCTTAATGATTGAAGAAATTATACCTAAGCATTACCTAGGTCACGTTCTGGGAGAATGCCCTAATCCTAGATACAACTACGTATACAATAAAGATATTGGTAAAAGGGTTCCGATGCTTGTCCCCAGAAAGTGGCAAGGCAAGTTAATAGGAAAGGTTATTACCTTCGAGGCAATATCGGACAACAAAGGAACGAGTTACCGCTATGTGCGAAAAGGACACTGATATTACTCTAAATCGAAAGTGGTGCAAGGAGCAGGTTGATAGATTTGCAGCCTGGGAAATGCTTAGGCGGTATGTATTGCACGAGACTGGAGTTCCAATGACAAATGCAGAGCTATGTGATACAATAGGCGTATCATCTACTTACACAATTCGGTTGTTAAAATCCGTGCACAAAAGATTAGAATCCCAAAATGATAACTGATAACGTTTCAGAATCCCTAACATATTTACAGGAGGAGCCAGATATTAAGACTCTCCGTCTAGCCTATGACCAAACGGTTGTTGAGCTAGAAGCATACTTTGACCTCTGCCGTACATCCTACGATGACCGCAGAAACTTTTGGCCCGGCAAAAGCCGTGACCACCGCAAGCACGGAGCGGACGCTTTCCCTTGGGAGGGTGCGTCCGATATGGAGTGCCATCTTATTGATGAGCGCATTACTAGGCTTGTATCATTATTTATGGCATCCCTGAACCGAGCCAACGTAAGAGCATTTCCTGTAGAGAGTGGAGATATAGCTCGAAGTCGCGTTGTTTCTGGATTTTTAAAGTGGATGGTATCCTCTGGATACATACCTAGGTTCCACCGCGAGATGGAACTAGGTGCCAATTATTTGCTTGAGCGAGGTATATTGATTACATATATTGGATGGCAGAAGGAAGATAGACGTATACTGCAACAACTGGATATTAATCAGATTGCACAAGTTAGCCCAGAAGTGTCTGTAGCAATACAGGACGGGAAGGATGACGAACAGCTAACAGCCTTGCTTCAAGCAACCTTTGAGGGGACAACAAAGAAACGAGCCAAGAAAGCATTACGTGAACTAAGAAAAACTGGAGTAGCTGAACTTCCTATTGTTCGTAGACAAGTCAACGCTCCTGATGTTAAAACACTTGCTCCTGATGGTGATTTCTTTTTTCCCCCATATGTTACTGACCCCCAACGAGCACCGTATTGCTTCTGGAAAACTTATTACACCGCACAGGAACTAGAGAATAAAGTAGTTACTGATGGATGGGATGAGGACTTCGTGGACTACATCATATCAAAGTATAGGGGTGTAAACATTGATTCCATTGAGCGCGAGCAAGAGGGTCGCCGCAGCCTAAGCCTAGCTGATAATGCTTACGAGGCTGATGAATTAGTAGAAATCTGCTATGCTTATCAACGCCTTATTGACCAAGAAGACGGTGCTGAAGGAATTTACTGCACAGTATTCCACAAGGAGTTCAATGGTAATGAAGAGGTCCCGGGATATGCTAAGTTTGAATTGCTTAATGGATACGAGGATTACCCTGTAGTAGTCACAAAACTATCCGAGGACAGCAAAAGATTGTATGATACAACTACTGTATCCTCCCTATTGAGGGGATTACAGAACCAAGTCAAGGTTGAGCGGGACTCAAGAGTTGACCGCAACAGCCTAGCTACACTGCCTCCAATCCTGCACCCAGTAGGTCAGGCTCCTAACGATTGGGGACCAGGCAGGTTGATTCCGTATCGCCGTAAGGGTGACTTGGACTTTGCTCCTACACCTCCACCGCCTACTGGTTCCATTGAAATGGAAAGCACGCTACTGGACTTAGCTGATAGATTAGTTGGATTAGATGAGGGTTCTCAAATAAGCCAAATACGTAAGCAGTTCCTCGTGGACAAGTTCCTTAGCCACACCTCTGAGGTAATAAAAATGGCTTACAAGTGCTTCCAACGCTTTGGACCTGACGAAGTGTTCTTCCGAGTAACTGGTGTGCCTGACGCTCAAGTCTTTGACAAGGGTAACCCTGACGAAAACTTTGATATTATGGTTAACTTCGATGTTCAGAACAATGACCCAGAGACTGTTGAGAAGAAACTACAGCAGTTCGTAGCATTGAATCAGTTGAACGCTAACAATCGTCTGAACGTAGATAGCCTATTGGATGTTGCTGCTGCTAGCATTGACCCAGTAATGGCTGATGCCATCCTTCAACCCGTCGAGACTGCACAACAACAAGTGGTTGAACAGGTTACTGATGACTTAGCTAAAATCTTTGCTGGTATAGAGATGCCAGCTAGACCTGCCGGGGCTCAGATTGCTATTCAAGTAGTAGAACAATATGCACAACAACCCGACGTTGCACAAAGATTACAGACTGACGAAGCCTTTGCGGGCCGTTTGCAAAAATATATTGGTCAGTATACATTCCAGATGCAACAAGCTCAGAACGCTCAAATTGGGCGCGTTGGAACAGCCCCCGCACAGGTGGGATCAATCGATACACAAAACATATAATGCCAGACAATAAAACAGCTAAAGAGTTCGCTCAAAAAAGAGCATCAGAAATTTCTCAAAACAATCAGGTCAAAGTTTTTGGTAACTATCTATTACCGTTTGAGGGATTTGATGAGGTAGCTCGAAGGGGACCTGGAGAGAAACACCTTACTCTAGGTCACGGTCACTACGGAGCTGATGTGAAGGAGGGACAAACTATCTCAAAAAAGGATGCCGCCTTGCTCTTTCAGGAAGATATTAAAAAGAGGCTTCCAAGAATTAAAAAGTTAATACCTAAATTTGATTCTTTTCCTGTATCTGCCCAATCGGCACTCTTTGGCGAATTCTATAGAGGATCGCTTGATGGCAATGGAGAAAAGGGTAAAGGAAGTCCAATCACCATTAGGTTAATTAATGAGGGCAAGTTCAAGGAAGCATCCAAGGAGTTTCTTCGGAACAATGAATACATAAATCGAGTTGAACTTAATCGCCGAGGCATTGGTCCACGTATGGAAAGGGTTTCCAGTGAACTAATGAAGATGTCCAAATAATATGCAAATACAAGATGATATAAAGACGCTTCATAACTACGAGGCATTTGCTAGATTTATTAAGATGGTTCACGAACTCCGTGAGGAAACCATTGCTGAGTTGCAC